CTAGCGAGAGGGTGACCAGCCTTGCCTTGATCTGCATCGGTGACAATCCTTCAAGCAACATGTCTTCAAACTCGCTCACCATGTCCTCATCAAAGGATGAAAGTTTTGTTCCACGAGCAACATACAACTCCACGAATCTCAAGCCCATCAAGGATAAGCCCAAGTACTGAAAAGCCAGCAATATCGAATCTCGAAGTTGGATATCCAGCGTCTCCGTATCTCCGGACAATGATTGCGTAGTGATCAATCGGACCCTTCTCTCGGTAATCGCTTTTGCCCTATTCGCTTGCGTCAACATTTGAAATTCCTTTTAGCGGTGGTTCGTGGGGGAGGGCTTATGCCAGATATCTATGATCGTGCCAAGGCTGCGGCCGTCAAGAATGCTCGCCCCACGATCTAGGGGCGGCAAGGGGCTTGAGCTTTCACTGATTCGGGTCACTACCGGCGAGTACGACCCCGATGTCGGCGAGAGCCCGGTGCTCACGGAGCAATTCGACGGCTCAGGGCTTCGCCAAAACTATCGTCAGCAAGATATCGACGGTTCGCTGATAAAGCAGGGCGACGTCAAGATCCTGATCTCTCCGGTGCTGCTGGATGGCGTAGACACGCCGCTGCCAGTGACTTTGGACAAGGTCGCGTTCGACGGCGACACCTACACGGTTCAGCACGTTGATCCTTGGGATTACGCTGGCATTGCTGTTGGCTTCAGTGTGCAGGCCAGAAAATGAGCTTCAGCCTGGACATCAGGGAGTTCGCTGAAAAGGCCAAGGGGGACATCGAGGAGATCGTTAAAAAGGTCTCGATTGACCTGCTTACTTCTGTCGTCGACCGCTCCCCAGTTGGTAACCCTGAATTATGGGCGGCGAACATAGAGCACCGTGCAGCCAATACCCGGGCGGCGGACGACTACGACTTCAAAGTCGCAGCGCGAAACACGGTCGTCAACCTGACCGATAGCAACTTCACCAAGTCCGGCAAGCTCAAGCGCAACGTGAAGTACGCGAAGCCCCTGACAAAGACCGAGCGCGACCAGAACTTCAATGTGAACGGTTTGGTCGCGGGCAAGGGTTATGTCGGCGGGCGCTTCCGGGGTAACTGGCAGGTTTCGTTTGAAGTTGGCGCCACCGGCATGCTGGACCTTGTTGATCCAACGGGTTCCGCCGCCAAAGCAATTGGCAAAGGTGTTCTTGAGCATTACCAAATCGGCGTCGGCAAAATCTGGATCATGAACAATCTCCCATATGGCCCCCGGCTTGAGTACGAAGGCTGGTCTAACCAGGCGCCTGCCGGGATGGTGCAGATCACAGTCACTGAGTTTCAGATGTACATCAACAAAGCCGTCTCGGAGCTTTCAAAATGAGCGACCGGATTATCCGAAGTCTGTTTGAGGCGCGTCTGAAAGCCTGGGCTGACGCACGCACACCCAAGCTGGCGATCGCTTATGAAGGCGTGACATTCACGCCGCCGGCCAGTGGAGCCACTTACCTAAAGGTATACCTGATGCCTGGGAAGACTGATAGCGAGGATTTGGCAGGTAAGCACGTCTCGTATCGGGGCGTATTTCAGGTCAGCGTGGTTACCGCATCGGGTTCGGGCACTGGTGCTGCCGGCGCGATTGCCGAAGAGGTCGCACGGCTGTACCCGAATAACCTGCCGCTGACGAAAGCGGACTTCACGGTTTACGTCCGATCGCCCATGGACACGGCCGCATCCATCCAGGGCGAGACTACGAGCACTTTGCCTCTGTCGTTTCAGTATCGAGCCGATACGTTCTAATCCGCCCGTTGGGCACACCCCGAAACCCGCCTCTGCGCGGGTTTTGTCATTTCTGAAAAGAGGAAACACCCATGGCCGGCATCCAAATGCCCAACGGCGCCACCCTTGAGATTGCATCGACTTACGGCGTTGCAATCCCGTTCACTGCGCTGACCAATGCCAATCCGGCAATCGCAACTGCTGCAGCCCATGGCCTGGCCGAGGGCGATGTAGTCGCCGTCAATTCCGGCTGGACTCGCCTCGACGGTCGTGGTGTCCGTGTGGGGGTAATTGCCAGCGGCACTTTCGCCCTAGCAGGCGTGAACACCACCAACGCTCAGCAGTACCCAGCGGGCTCCGGTATCGGCTCCGTCCGCGAGGTGACCGCCTTCACCGAGATCTCGCAGGTCACCGAAATGAACTCGGCCGGTGGCGATCAGCAGTTCCTTACCTTTGGTTTCGTGGCCGACGACAACGACCGCCAGATGCCGACCACCAAGAACCCGATCACGCTGACTTACACCGTCGCTGACGATCCGTCCAAGCCCTATGTGGCGGTCTGCGAAGCGGCGGACGACGACAAACAGCCCCGTTTGCTCCGACTGAACCTCCCTGGCGGTAGCAGCATTATCTACAACGGCTACGTGTCGATCACCGCCACGCCGACCATGTCGCGCAACAACCTGATGACCCGCGTTATCAGCGTTGCCCTGACTGGCCTTCCAACTCGCTACGCGGCCACGGTGTAACCAATGGCCAAGTTCAAGCTGATCCAAAAGCCGACGTTCAAGGCAACGGTGTTGATCCAGCGGGCTGGCTACAACGCCGAAAAGGTGGAGTTCGAGTTCAAGTACTTGGATCGTACCGCGCTCGCTGAGCTGTACACCGGTTGGAACGAGCGGCACAACGAGCTGGGCAAGCAGGTCGGGGATATGGACCTCAAAGCTTTCACCGCCGCCCAGATCGCTCTGCAAGCTGACCAACTGTTGGATGTGGTGGTGGGCTGGGATATCGAAGAGGAATTCACGCCTGAGAACGTGCGCATCCTCGTGAATTCGATCAACTCGGCGCCGAAGGCAGTACTGAACGCGTACGCCGAAGCTTTTAGCGAGGCCCGCCTGGGAAACTCCTAAGCGCCTCGCGCGCGCTGTATGAGCCAGGGCCCTCAGACGCTGATCTGATGGCCTTTGGTTTGTCACGTCAGGACATACCCGACAAGGAAGTCGGTATCTGGCCCGACAATTGGGATGTTTTCAGAGTCTTCGAGGCCATGAGCACCCAGTGGCGTACAGGCGCGTGCGGCGCCACCGGCATGGACTACGGCGTTCTCTCCGGGGTGATTCGGATGTGTGGCCTACCGATCAGCCAGCGACAAACCATTTTCAGCGACTTCCGGCGGATGGAGGCTGAAGCCCTGCAGGTGATGGCGGAACAGAGAGAAAACAAATGAGCACCAATTTCGCTTCCCTGGGTATTGCTGTCGAGTCGTCGCAGGCCGCAAAGGCTGCTGATGATCTTGATAAGCTGGTCGATTCGGCTGACGACGCCCAAAAGGCCATTGATGACCTCGGCAAAACAGGCGAAGGGCTGGCCAACACCGGCAAAAAGGTTTCCCAGGCAGAAGCGGACGTAGCGCAAAGCATCGATAAAATCGACAGCAGCCAGGGACCGGCAAGCCGGTGCGAGTCGTAAAGCAACTGACAGCGCAGTAGCGGAAAATCTCCGTCATCAGTCAGCTCGACAAGGCGATGACAGGCAACATCTCGAGCATGGAGTCGCTGGTTCAGGCTGAGGGCTTGCTAGAGCGTGCCCGCAAGGGAGGCTTGGTCACCATTGAGGAGCAGGCGAAGTACCAAGATCAACTGGGAAGGGCCTACGACAAGATTGAAAAGGCGGAAGCCAAAGAACTGGCGCAGAAGCAAAAGCTGATCGAGGCAGAGAATCGTCAGATTGAGGCACTGAAGCGCACCGTCAACGGTATTGATCCAGTGACCGCCAAGCTGGCGAAGTTGGAGGCTCAGGAGAAGGCGCTCAATGATCTGCACAAGTCTGGTCAGATCGACGCCGAGCGTTACAACGAAGCCCTGGCAAAGATCGGCAAGGACCGAGCGGGACTGACTGAGGCCGCGGGCGCATTCGACAAGCTGAAGCTCGGCACACGCCAAGCTCAGGAAAACGTAATGCAGCTCGCCAATGCCATTCAGGCGGGTGACCTGGGCAGTGGTGCGCGCGCGATAGCTCAGCTGGGCGCTGGCGCCGGTGAATCGGCGAAAAGCCTCGCAGGGATGCTGATCCCAGCCGGCCTTTTGGTCGCTGTAATTGGGTCGCTGGGCTACGCCTACTTCGATGCGATGAAGCAGGCACGCGAGTTCAATGCCGCGATCAATGGCGGTACGAATGGGGCTGGGCAGACCATCGCCAGCCTGAAGGACATGGCCGACGGCGCCGGGCGCGTCACCGGCAACCTGTCCGGGGCGCGCGAGGCTGTCGTTTCGCTTGCATCCGGAGCAGCTACCAGCGGTACGCAGATGCGTAATCTGGCTGAAGCTGCAGCGGCCGTGAGTGAAGTAACAGGGCAGGGCGCCGGCGAACTTGCCAAGTCCTTTGCCACTGCCGGCGAGACGGCCACCGAAGCGGCAGGCAAGATCAGCAGTCAGTACGGGCTGCTGACACTTGAGCAGTACCAAGTGATCAAAGGGCTGGATGATCAAGGTGAAAGTCAGCTCGCTTTGGATGTTCTCAGCGAAGATTTGAATCAGGCCGCCTTAACGCGACTGAAGACCTACCGCGAGTCGCTCTCTGACGTTGAGCGCGACTGGGACAACATCAAGAACGCCATCAAGGGCGCGTACGCGGAAGTCCGGTCGGAGATCTTTCCCGACCTGGCCAAGCAGATCGAGATCACCCAGCGCGTGCTGGACACGCGCAGGGGCGGCGGCGTCGCTGGCGCAATTTCCAATGGGCTGAGCTCGTTGAATACGGCGCTTGGCCTTGGCACTGGCGAGCACGACGACTCCACGGCCGCGCTTGAGGCAAAACTTGCTGGACTTAAAGCCAGGCAGGCGGCCAGTTCCAA